CGAATCAGGAATGACAGAAGTTGTTCAAAACTTTACAAGCGATTTAAAGCAGGGGCAGGCCCTAATTACAGCAGGATGGAATGACGCAGAACATCTAACCGATGATATGAAAGAGCAAATTCTAGCTGCACTACCACCTCATGAAAGAGATATGAGGTCAAAAGGTATTCCTATGGTAGGCTCGGGTCTTGTTTTCCCTATACTAGAAGAGAATTTGGCCTGTGAACCTTTTGTGATACCCCCACACTTCGGGAGGATTGCAGGCCTCGATTTCGGTTATGACCATCCTACGGCAGTTGCCTGGATAGCCTGGGACAGAGACAAAGATATTATCTATGTCTATGATGTTTACAAGATGGCAAAACAAACGCCTGACTATCATGCAAGCAAGATTAACGAAAGGGAAGGTAGCCATTACATCCCAATAGTATGGCCACATGATGGATATCAACATGACAAAGGTTCGGGAATAACTTTAGCAGAACAATATCGTGCTGCACATGTTCATATGCTACCTTTTCATTTCGAAAATCCACCGGCACTTGGTGAGAAAAAAGGCGGCAACTCAGTAGAAGCAGGAATCATGGATATGCTGGCTCGTATGGAGCAAGGCAGATTCAAAGTATTTAACAACTGCTTAGAGTGGTTTGAGGAATACAGGTTATATCATCGTAAAGATGGAAAGATAGTTAAAATAAAAGATGATTTAATGGCTGCTACAAGATATGCAGCGATGAGTCTAAGACACAGTACAACAGAGACATCTAAGTGGAATAGCAAAGGTAGAC